AACTCCATATACGCCTAACATACGGAACAAACCTACAAGCTGATTACACGAAAACCCCTTAAGACTTCTATCAACCAATTGGAAGATAGAAAACCTATGTAGAAGTCCTCGTTTCATCCAGAAAAATGCTCGTATGGCATTCTCCCGTAGGCGGCCCAGAAGTTGGTATGTAAACCGCTCGAGGTTACTATCCAATACTTCTGGCGCATCGTTGGCCAACAAACCCATGTTCACGCGCGGCAATTGCGTAATTGCCGTAGAACACCAAAAGTAAGCCGAGTTAAGCGAAAAGAAACGACTGTCGACGAAAGTCTTTCCACTACTTAACTTAAGACCGAGATTACTAACCCCTTCCTTCCACGCACGCATCTGTCTGGCGGTCCCCTGCCAAACGATGTCGTCCCCATTTATCCTTACACCACTTTCGTGATGGTCCGGTACTAGGTACGTGAAAGCGAAATAGTTCTGTAGACACAGAAAAGGGAAACTCAAGAGCGAACCCATGAGTTGTCCCTTTCTCTGGACGTAGTCTATCCCGTCGGGGCCCCTGATGACATTTCGCAATGACCTCAGAGCATACTCCCTGATCGAGTCAGGGACGTCGTAGTAATCCATGACCTCCTTTAGCGCAATTTCTTGAACTAAAATTGGTAAATTGTCCGTGGCAGATTCGTAGTCTCCCGAGATAATCACCTTATTAGGATCATATACAAAGGAGAATCGTTCCGCACTCACCTCGCCCCGGAGTAACCATGGCTCCCTCGAAATTATGTCGTAACACAATTTATGGAGGGGAGAGAGGACATCGTGGTCCACCCCATTCATAGTCACACCGCGACTTTTTCCTCGTGCGTGGACTAGTTCATACTGAACTAGTGGGCGTTCGGGACGGCACCTAACCCCGTAAAGGAACTCGTTAACATGATCTCCCGCGAAATGGAGATCCATCAACTCGTCCCGGTTAAGATTGAGCGCCGAACGCTTACCACCTGCAGATCGACCAGAGCCGATACAGGCGCCAGAGCCGGGTAGATACTCGAAAACATAGTCCTTATAGGGCTTAATACGGCCGGCAGTCCTTCTTAGGATCCGCCTCATCTCACGTTTAACATGAGGGAGATAGTCACTCGGAAGTGCTATCGGGTCCGACGTAAGCAAGGTTACTGTCTTCTCAAACGTATCTCGTCCGACACAACCACACGGAAATGGGAGTGTTTTCTTCGCCGATACTAATGATCCTGCAATTGTTAAGACGCTCTTACGATCGAAACGTCCAACTGCAGTCGTTCGTATCATTAGGTTCGATCGCCTCATTACGTACCACATAGGATGGCTATGATGACCATCCTGTGCGCCGTTCAGCGAATCAAGGAAACCAGACGTAAGGAACTTATGTGCCGCAATGGCTGTCATACATAAGTCCGTTTCCCCAACCGGCCTCACCGTTCTCTTGTCGACTTCATCATCGAACACCTTTGCGGCCACGTCAGACAGCTTGTGTCTACTTAGTGCACGGCAAAAGTTCGTGAATATCGTTTCAATCGAATCGATAAAGGACGGTCGAACATCACTACGGA